GCCAATCATCCGCCTACGGACCCCCCTCCCCTAACGGAGGGTGACGGTCCGGCCAGCCGTTACGACTGGCGAGAACAACCGTCAAGCATGGGAGGCGCGTCGTGCCACGGCCTAAGTCACAGCCCGAGCCCGAGTCGCCGAGCCTGATTGAGTCGGTGGCTGGCGCAGTGCAGGCCATGCACTGGCTGACCGAATCCGATCAGGCGATGGTCGACTTGGCAATCCGGTACGCGCAGCGCATTGAGGAGGCTGCGGCCGAGGGCGGGGACCAGTCGTTCAAGATGGTCGGCTGGCTTGGACCGCACTTGGCGAACACGCTGAAGTCGTTGGGCGGGGCGCCGGCCGAGCGCAAGGCCCTCGGGGTCGAGCGCGCGGTCAAGGGCCGTCTGGCTGAGCTGAGGGCGGCCCGTGAGCAGGCGTCCTGAGCGACGCCTCGTCGGGTCGGAGACCCCACGGGTCTGGACACCGCCGCTTCGGTCGCTGACCCCGACTACGTCGCGCGGCTATGAGTGCATCGCGTTCGCCGAAGACGTGCTCGGCATTGAGCTGATGCCTTGGCAGAAGTGGCTATTGATCCACGGTTTGGAGCTTGACCCGGCTTCGTCCGACGGTGCGTTCCGCTTCCGAACCGTGTGCGTCCTAGTTGCACGCCAGAGCGGCAAGACGACGGCCATCCAGGTGCTGGCCCTGTGGCGCATGTTCGTGGACAGGGCGGGGCTGGTGATCGGCACGGCGCAGAACCTTGACGTGGCCGAAGAGGCGTGGATGGGCGCGGTTGAGCTGGCGCAGGGCGTCCCTGACCTGTCGTCAGAGATCGCCGCAGTGGACCGCACGGCCGGAAAGAAGGCGCTGCGCCTGACGTCGGGCGAGCGGTACAAAGTCCAGGCGGCATCGCGTCGAGGCGGCCGTGGACTGTCCGGCGACCTCGTGGTGTTGGACGAGCTGCGCGAGCACCAGACGTGGGACGCGTGGGGCGCCGTGACGAAGACGACAATGGCCCGCGCCCGTCCGCAGGTGTGGGGCCTGTCAAACGCGGGCGACGCCGAGTCGGTAGTGCTGGCGCACCTGCACCAGCAGGGGCTGCGCGACATTGAGGCGGGTAACGCCGAGACGTCGCTGGGCCTGTTTGACTGGGGCGCCGAGCCGGGCTGCGACCTTGACGACCCGACTGCGTGGGCGCAGGCGAACCCTGCCTTGGGCTACCGGGTGTCGGAGGACGCGATTCGCGCCGCGATGGAGACGGACCCGCCGCACGTGTTCCGCACCGAGGTGTTGTGCCAGTGGGTGGACACGGCGCGTGCGTCGGTGTTCGAGCCCGACCAGTGGGACGCGGTCCTTGACCCGTCCTCAACGCTGGCTGACCCGGTGTGCTTCGGCATTGACGTTTCGGCCGACCGGTCGCACGCGTGCATCGCAGCGGCTGGCCTGCGGCATGACGGCCTGCGCCATGTTGAGGTGGTTGAGTACCGCCGAGGGACCGCGTGGGTGGCCGACCGGGTCATTGACCTGGTGCGCAGGTGGAGCCCGTCCGCTGTCGTCGTGGACGCGGCTGGACCGGCTGGTTCACTGCTCGCTGACCTTGAGTCGGCTCGGGTGCCCATCACGCTAACCTCTGCGCGTGACATGGCGCAGGCGTGCGGTCTCCTCTATGACGCCGTTGACGGCCGGCACCTGTTCCACATCGGGCAGGGCGAACTGACCGACGCGGTGCTTGCGGCACGCCGCCGACCTCTGGGCGACTCGTGGGCTTGGGCTCGCAAGTCGGCCGACTCAGACATCTCGCCCCTTGTGGCGGTGACCTTGGCCCATTGGGCCTCTCGGAGCGCACAAGCGGCCGAGCCGATGATCGTTGACCCTTGGAGCGTCGTATGACCAGGAGCGCGCGGCTGCGTGAGCTGCTGACGACGGGCCTTGAGGTGGCGGGCGCCGCTGGCGTCGTCGCGGGCGTGAACGTGCTGATCGGCTTGGGCGCGGCATTGGTGGTCGGTGGCCTGTTCGCGATGGCTGCGGGCTACCTGCTCGGTGGTGACCGGTGAGCATCCTGCGCCGCGCGACCGAGACGCGCTCACTGGGCCAGTTCAACAACTACGTGACCCCGTTCACGTCAATGTACGGGCAGACGTCGGTGTCAACGTCGGCCGGCGAGCGTGTGGACGAGGTGACCGCCCTAGGCGTCACGACGGTCCTGCGGTGCGTGACGCTGCTGTCGGACACGGTGGCGTCGCTGCCGCTGCGCGCGTACCGCTCGCGTGGCGGGGATCGGGTGGCGATCCCGGTGCCTCCGGTGCTGGTTTCGCCCGACGTCGAGTCCACCGGCTTTGAGCTGGTCCACTCAACGATGGCGTCGTTGACGCTGCACGGAAACGCGTACCTGTACTTGGACCGTGATTCGCGGGCGAACGTCATCGGAATCGTCCCGCTTCACCCGTACCAGATGCAGGTTCTGTCGTCAAAGGACGCCAATCGCAGGCGTTACCTGCACCTGGGCACCGAGATCCCGAACGAGGACCTTGTTCACATCAGGTGGCTGACACCTCCGCAGTCGCTGGTGGGAGTGTCGCCGCTCATCCAGTCGCGGCAGGTCGTGGGCCTCGGGCTGGCGATGGACCGGTTCCTAGCGCAGTTCTACGGCGACGGGGCTACCCCCTCAAGCGTGCTGGAGTCCGAGCGGGACCTGACCACCGACCAGGCGCGCGTCCTGCAGGCCACGTGGGAGGCTCAGCACCGCAAGCATCGCCGCCCGGCGGTCCTGTCGGGTGGGCTCAAGTGGCGCCAGGTGACCGCATCGGCGTCTGACTCGCAGATGATGGAGACCCGCGAGCAGGTCGTCCGTGACATTGCCCGCGTGTACGGCATCCCATCGCATCTGGTCGGCGCGATGGGTGACAGCCAGACGTATCAGAACGTTGAGCAGGCCAGCCTCAACTACCTCGTCCACACAGTGACCCCGTACCTGCGACGGCTGGAGATCGCGTTCTCGCGCGTCCTGCCCAACGGCACCGACGTCGCCTTCGACACCTCGGCGCTGCTGCGCACCGACGCCCTGACCCGTGCCCGCGTCGGCGCGATGCAGGTCGCCACGGGCACGCGCTCGCCCAATGAGCTGCGTCAGCTGGACGGCCTTGAGCCCTACGACGGCGGCGACGTGTTCCATCAGGCGCTGGCCGGGACGGTGACGGCGGGCGGGGACGCACCGGCGCTCGGCGTCGACTCCGACACGTCGGTGCCGGTGATGGGCGTCATTGATGGCTGAGACGTTCCGGCCGCCTCGGGCGGTGCTGCAGGAGGGCATGGTCGTCGGGCCGCTTGACGCGGCGTCGGTGTTCGCGCTCAGGGGCTCAGATGGCGAGACGGGCGCATGGGCGTCGCGTGTCGCTGACCTTCTGGAGGCCCGTGCGGCCCTCGTACCCAATAAGGAGTCCACCATGACCGAGGCCCGAGCCGAGGCACCCTACGGCATCGCGTCCGACCCGGTCGGTCACGGCATCATGGCCGCTGACGCCGCCCTCGACGCTGCGCAGGCGCTGCTCGCGGGCACCGTCGACCCGGTCGTGTCGCAGGCCTACTACCTCATCTGTGCCGCTGACGCCGCGCTTGACGAGGCGCAGGAGGCGCTTGGGCTGATGGACCCCGACGACGACATGTCCGAGGTTGAGCCGGTCGCCGGTGACGCCGCGGACATTGCTCAGGCCCCGCGCGCCGAGGAGCTGGTGCTGGAGGCCCGTCGCGGGCTGCTGGCGACCGCTGAGCGGATCACGGTGGACGCAGAGGTGCGGGCGGCGGCCGACGGCGAGATGCGCATCGCCGGGTACGCCGCGAAGTTCAACACCGAGGCGACCGGGCTGGGGTTTCGTGAGCAGATCGCGCCCGGCGCGTTCACCCGCTCGCTCGCGTCGGGCGAGCCCGTGTACTTGCTGGTGAACCACGACACCGAGTCGCTGCCGCTGGCGTCGACCGGCTCGGGGACGCTGCAGCTGCGTGAGGACGGCACCGGGCTGATGATGACCGCCGACCTCGATCCGTCGAACCCGCGCGCGGCCGAGCTGTACTCGGCGCTCTCGCGCGGCGACGTGGAGAAGATGTCGTTCGCGTTCAGCATCGCCCCCGGCGGGGAGTCAAAGCAGGACGGCGTGCGCACCCTGACCGACGTGAACCTGTACGAGGTCAGCGTCGTCACGTGGCCGGCCTACGACGACACCCAGGTGGGTGTCCGCGACGCGGCTCCCGCCGACCTCGGCCTGCGTCGCCGCGCCCTCGCGGCCCGCCTCGCCCTCACCAAGTAGGGCACCACAGTCCACCCGCCCATGCGCGGGTCTGCCCCCGGCGCCACGGCCCCGGCGGCTCAACCACCCAACAACCCGAAGGAGTACCGACATGGCTTCCATGTCTGACAAGCTCCGCGAGGCTCGTGCTGCCGCTGTCGCGTCGGCCGAGGAGCTGCTGGCCGCTGACCCCACCGCTGAGGTGCTGGACCAGGTCGAGGCTCGTACCGCGGAGATCACCGACCTCGACGCGAAGATCGAGGCAGCCCACGCGCTGGAGCAGCGCACCGCGCAGGTCGTCGAGGCTCGCGAGGAGTCTGGCGTCAAGGTGTTCGGCTCGGCCAAGGTTGGCCGCGAGCCCCTCACCTACGAGGAGCGCGGCGACGCGTCCTTCGTGCGCGACATGGTCCGCGCACACACCCGCAACGACGCTGGTGCGTGGGACCGGCTGCGCCGCCACGGCCAGGAGGTTGCTGTCGAGGCTCGTGCCATCAGCACGACCGACAACGCTGGCGGCGAGTTCGTGCCGCCGCTGTGGCTGGTCAACGAGTACGCGGAGTTCGCTCGTGCTGCTCGCGTGACTGCTGACCTCTGTACCACGCTGGCCCTGCCCGCCGGCACGGACCAGATCAACATCCCGCAGATCACCACGGGTACGCGCGCCGGCATCCAGGCGGGCAACAACTCGTCAACCACCGCCCCCACCACCAACCGCGACATGGTGACCGCCTCGGCGTCCGCCGCTGTGCGCACGGTGATGGGCTACGAGGAGGTCAGCATCCAGCTTGTCGAGCAGAGCCCCCTGTCGGGGGGACTCGACCGCCTGATCATGGGCGACCTCATGGCTGACTACGCGCTGCAGGTCAACACCGCTGTGACCAGCAACAGCGACGGCACCAGCAACACGCTTCAGGGTCTGGTGAACGTGGCCGGCCAGTCGGTGACGTGGACCGAGACCAACCCCACCGCTTCCAACGGAGTCGTGGCGCTGGCCAAGGCCGTGAGCGGCATCGTCAACAACCGGTACCGCCAGCCCGAGGCCATCGTGCTGCACCCGCGGCACTGGTACTGGCTGGCGTCGTCGGTGGACGGCTCCAACCGTCCGATCGTCGTCCCGACCGCTGGTGGCCCCATGAACGCCTTCGGCGTCGTGGACGCTCCCGGCGCGGCGGCTGGCCCGGTCGGCACCATCCTGGGCATCCCCACCTACCTCGACGCGACGCTGCCGCTGGTCTCGACCACGCAGCAGACCATCCTGGTGGGCCGGTTCTCCGACTCGTACCTGTTCGAGTCGGGCGTGAAGAGCCGGGTGCTCACCGACGTGCTGTCGGCGAACCTCACCGTGCGCTTCCAGGTCTACGGCTACGTGGCCCTCGCGCACCGGTTCGCGAACAGCATCGCGAAGGTCACCGGCACCGGCACGGTCCCGGTCTCCGGCTACTAGGCCGGAACTAGGGCTGACGGCCCCCACCCTCACCCCCGTGGTGGGGGCCGTCATCCCGCATCGACTGCTGAGGGGCAGACATGCGCAAGGGTGAGAAGGTCGTCATTGGCTGGTGCGACCCCGGTCAGGTGGACGGAGTGTTCGCCGCCGACCTGGCGGTGCTCGCAGGACGCCGGCACCGGCAGATTGACATGGTCATGCGGATGGAGGGCAGCGCCCTCGTCTCGCGCTCGCGCAACGAGCTGGTGCGCCAGTTCCTTGACCAGTCCGCGGCCGAGTGGCTGTGGATGCTTGACGCGGACCACTCGTTCAGCGTCGAGGACTTCGATCGGCTGTGCGCGACCGCCGATCGTGACGGCGCGCCCGTGGTCGCGGGCGTGTACTTCGGCGGCTGGAAGTCCGACCTGTGGCTGACGCCCATCCCGCTGATCTTCGACAAGGTCAGCCAGGCGCCCGAGTGGCAGCCCATCTGGGACTACCGCCACCGCGGCGAGGTGATTGACGTGGACGCGGCCGGCACCGGCTGCATCCTCGTCCACCGTCGCGTCCTGCAGCACCTGCGCGACAACGCGCCCGAGAACCTCGGCCCCGACTGGTGCTGGTTCCTTGACGGCCCCGTCAACGGCCGCTGGATCGGCGAAGACCTGATCTTCAGTGAGCGGGTCAAGGCGGCGGGCTTCCCGATCGTCGCCCATACCGGCGTGCAGCTGCGGCACCGGAAGAACGTGTGGATCGGCGAGGCGCAGTACGCGTGGCTCGTGAACCAGCAACCTGAGAGGGACGCATGATCCTGCAGCTCGGCAACATCGCACCCGTCCACGACGACCTTGAGGGTTCGTCGGATGAGCGCATCACCTACGTGGACTTCCCCGACGGCATCTCGGTGCCTGAGGCGTTCGTCACCGTGACCGACCCGAGCGGAGTGTGGACGGCGCAGTCAACGGCTGCCCCGTCGTGGGTTGCGTGCTCGGACCCTGACCTTGAGGCGCAGCTGTGCGCCTTCTTCAACTGCTCACCGCTGGCCGTCCCCGGCCTGAACGCCTAGGAGGCTGACATGCTGACGAACGCTGGCAAGGACTTCATTTCGGCCCAGGTGGGTGGCGCTGGTGGAACGGCTACGGCCGCGTACATCGCGCTGACGGCGAACTCAACGAGCCCGGCGGTTGGTGACACGACGCTTACGGGCGAGATCACGACGGCGGGCGGCGGGCTCATCCGCGCCCTTGGGACCTACGCGCACACCGCTGGCACGTCGACGTACACGATCACGAAGACGTTCACGGTGAACGGCTCGGACTCGCTGCCGGTGACGGTCGCGAAGGTGGGTCTGCTCACCGCCTCGTCAAGCGGAACGCTGGTGTTCAGCACGCTCCTGTCGCCGACTGCGACCCTGAGCGCGTCCGGTGACACGTTGACGATCACCCAGACCGTCACCCTGTCCTAGGCGGTTGGCTAGTCCTGCCGGGCCTACTGTCGTGGAAGGTGCGTAGTGCCTACTTACACGATCAGAGCCGACAGCGCGCAGTGGGGCACGATCTACTCGTTCGGGCAGAGTTCGACGACGACGGCAGTGCTCAACGGCACCGCCGACGACGTAGGAGTTGGTTCATACGCCGATGTGAGTGCGATCAATGATCCCGGCGGTGAAGGCAACGGGGTGCAGGTCACCCAGTTCGCGTTCCGCTTTGACTGCTCGTCGATCACAGCCGGGGAGACCATCAGTTCCGTAACCTTGTCGGTTCGTCCGAGTTACGTTGACGCGAACGGCCGCGCCTTGTCGGCGGTGAAATATGACTGGGGCTCCACGGTTGACTCGGGCGACTTCCGCACGCCTTCCCAGTTGGCGGCGTGCAGCGTGTATGCGACCAAGACTTTCAACACCGCCGACCAGAACACGAACGTCGACCTGACACTTTCGGGCAGCACGCTGGCGACCGATGTGGCGGCACGCGGCACCGTTCGGATGTTGATGGTGTTCACGTCGAACATCTCGGGCACCTTCCCCGACGGGGCGGTCAGCTTCTATGACCCGTCGAACGGCACGGCCTCATACCGGCCGACGCTGACGGTGGTCACGACTGGCGGCAATGTCAGTCTGAGCCGCAACGTCGCCGACTCGTCGACCGTCAGTGATGCGCTGACGCGCAGCACGGCCCGTTCGCGGTCAGCCGCCGATCGTCTGGCGTCCCTTGACTCTGAACAACTCGCTTACGTGTACCTGCCGGGTGTGGCCAGCAACTACCTAAGCACCCCAGATGCTGCCGCCTTGGACGTCACCGGCGACATTGACCTGCGCGTCCGCGTGGCCCTCGACGACTGGACGCCGACCACAGAGCAGGCCCTCATTGCCAAGTATCTAGTGACCGGAAACCAACGGTCCTATCGGCTCTCTATCCGCGAGACGACAGGGTTCGTCCGGCTCATTTGGTCAAACGACGGAACGGCGGAGAACTTCAAGCAGTCAACGGTCGCGCCCACCGTCTCGGACGGTCAGCCGCTGTGGGTACGGGCGACATTGACGGTGAACAATAGCTCCTCGCAGAACGAGGTGCGGTTCTACACGTCATCGGACGGGTCAACGTGGACGCAGTTGGGGTCGACGGTGACGACCGCCGGAACCACCAGCATCTACGCCTCAACGTCACTGCTTGAGGTTGGGACCTACAACACGGGCATCATCCACCCGGCTGCGTTCCGCTGCTACCGCGCACAGGTGCTGAATGGCATCAACGGCACCACCGTCCTAGACATCAACTGCAGCGCGATCACCAGCGCGGCGGCGACCACGTTCACGGCGACAACCGGCCAGACGGTCACGATCAACAAGAGCGGCACGCGGCAGGCCGTAGCCGTCCTGCCGATCAGTGACACGCTGGCGCTTCCGCGCGGCGCCACGGACGCGCTGACGAGTTCTGATGCGCTGGCGCGCAGTGGTGCCCGCTCTAGGGCTGCTGCCGACTCCGTTGCCGTCTCAGACGCTGTGGCGGGCGTCTACGTGCCCGGCCATAACGACCTTACTCGCTCGGTCTCAGACGCACTCACCGTTGCGGACGCGGCCTCAAGGGCGACGGCGCTAGTCCGTGCAGTGTCCGATTCGCTGACCGCCGCCGACGCAGCTGCGCGCGTCCTGGCCGTGGTCCGCCAGATCGTCGACAGCGTCACGCTGACGGGCGTCGCGGAGGTCCTTGGCACCGCTGGGCAGATGACTCCCGGCACCGCCCCGGCCGCCAGCATCACCGCCAGCACCGCACCCGGCTCGACCATGACTGGCAGCAACGCAACGACCTCGACGATGACAGGAGCGTGACCGTGGCCTACGACCTCGGCGACCTCGTCCCGCTGCGCGTCCTGGTCAAGGACTCGGCTGGCGTCGCTGCCAACGCGACCAGCGTCAGCGTGACCATCACCGCGCCAGATGGCACCACGAGCACCAGCACCGTGTCACCGACGACCACGGGGCAGTACGACTACACGTACACGCCCACGACGGCCGGCCGGTATCTGGTGCGCTGGGCGGCCACCGGGACGAACGCCAGCTCCTACACCGACGCGTTCACCGTCAACGACCCCGCCGACCTGAGCCTTCTCAGCCTCACGGACGCCAAGCAGTACCTGAACATCACAAGCAGCAGCGCCGACGAGGAGCTGCGGCAGTTCATCCTCGAGGCCAGCGACATCGCCGAGCGGCTCACCAGTCGCCAGCTGCGCCGCAAGACGTACACCGAGGCGTACTCGGTCAGTGGCCCATACTTCAGCCTGAGGCAGCAGCCGGTCATCAGCGTGACGACGGTGACCGAGGACGCGGTTACCCTCACCGCTGGCACCGACTACGTGCTCGACGCCGCCCTGGGCATCCTCTACCGGGGCTCGACGCTGTCGCCGCTGTACTGGCACGCCGGCCAAGACAACATCGCGGTGACCTACGTCGCGGGTGAGGGCAACCCCAGCCCGACCGCTGTCCTGCTGGTCAAAGAGCTGACCCGGCACCTGTGGCGCACCCAACGCGGCGCCAGCCCAATGGGCATGGGTGGGCAGGACGACTTCATCCCCGGCGGCAACAACATCGTGACGTACCGCATCAAGGAGCTCGCCGAGCTGCTGTCCATCCCGACGGTGGCCTGACCGTGACCACCTCATCCCGGTTCGCGGCGGTCTACGACGCGCTCCTGTCCACGCTGCAGGCCGACGGCGACCTGTCGTCGGTGACGATCAGCGACGGCCTGCCGATCACTGAGGATCGGCTTGTGGACCTCGTCATCGTCGGCAACGGCGGCGACCCGGAGAACAGTGAGGCCGGGCGGATCACTCAGGGATACCACGACCTCGCGGGCACGTCGTCAACCCGTGACGAGGTCGTGACCATCAACTGCTTCGCCATGAGCCAGACCGGCGACGTGGACGTGTCGGCGACCCGCACCCGCGCATTCCAGGTGCTCGGATACGTGGAGTCGGCGATCCGCGCGAACTACGCGCTCGGCCTTGCGAACGTTCTGCGCGTCGAGATTACTGAAATCTCCTGCAACATCGAGCAGTTCGCGGACGGAACCGCGGTGCGGCTGCCGTTCACCGTCCAAGCCACCTGTCTCATCTAGCCCGACCTGCCCAAGCAACGGACACGCGTCGCGTGCTCCGTCAATCCTGCGCGCCCGAGGAGAGCCATGCCCGCGTTCCGCAATGTCACGACCGACACCTTGTGGGTCGTCACTGATCGCGGCCTTGAGAAGTGCGAGCCCGAGTCGGTTCTCACCGTCTCGGACGCGTTCGCCGAGGCCGTCTACTTCCAGACCGGCGAGACCGGCGAGCCGGTGCTCTGGGAGGCCGTCGTCGCGGCGAAGACCGGCAAGAAGGACCCCGCCCCCACCACCGACCCGGCCGACGCGCCGAGCAACTGAAAGGTAGAAAGACATGGCCATTGGCTCAGGTCTCGGCTCCAGCTTCGGCTTCAGCGCAGAGAGCACATACGGCACCTACGTGGCGCCGGCCAAGTTCGTGCGACACAAGTCCGCGTCGCTGCAGAAGACCGCGACGCGCGTGCAGGGCGAGGGAATCCAGAGCGGCGT